AAACTCCCACCGGCTCCATATATACTTTCTAAAGTTTTCTAAAAGTTTCTAAAACGTTGTAAAAACAACGTTTTTTGTTTTATACTTTCTATTCCTTTTTGAACCTTTTTGAAACTGGCAGACCCAAAAACAGACCCTTTTTTATCCAAAGGGTCTGTTTTTTTGTTATTTGTTTAAAAATCAATATAGTTTGCAAATTTCTCACCAATATCATCCTTAGCCTCTTTGGTGATGTGCGTATAGATGTTCATGGTTGTTTTTAAATCTGAGTGTCCAAGTCTATACTGGACCTGTTTGAGTGTCATTCCAGCTTCAAAGCATAGGCTGGCATGTGTATGTCGGAAGCCGTGGATCCTAATAGGACGTACATCCGAATCTTTGACAATTTGTTGTAGCCATTTTCGTGGTAGCGTTCCTGGTATTGGTTTCCCAAATTCATTTTCAAAGATAAAAGTAGTTGTAGGATTCATTTCTCTCCACTCTGTGAGTAGTTCACTTGTCTTTTCGTCCAAGCTTATCAATCGGTTGCTACTTTTGTTTTTTGTAGGACCGACAGATTCCCCGTCAAATCCTCTCGTAATGGCTTTGCTTATGCTCAGAGTGTTATTGGTCCAGTCTTCCCATTTGAGGGCTAAAACCTCCCCTTTTCGAGCTCCTGTAAAGGCTAGAAGACGAAATAGGACTTTCTTTCTCAGTTCATCTGTTTTATCTACCAACTCAAGGAAAGATTTTAGTTCCTCCTTGTCGTAAAAATCGCTATCTGTATCTGCCTGCTTTCTGACAAGCGTCGTTACACTCTCGACCGGATTGGTTGAGATGTAGCCATGTCTGATAGCGTACTTACATATGTTATTCATCAAGCCTTTCATTTTACGTCCGTAAACAAGTTTTTTGGACCAGTCATTGACTTGTTCCTGAAGCTGAAGAGGAGTGAGAGAAGAGATTTTTTTATCTCCTAAAGTCGGATAGATATGATTTTTTATATTCCGTTCGGTCTTGATATAGGTGCTATCCTGTACTGTGTCAGCATATTCTTTGAGCCATTTTTCAGCGACTTCCTCGACAGTGATTTCCTCGACAGTGATTTCCTCGCTATTTTCGAGGTCAGTTTGAAGCTGGAGCAGTGCTGCTCTTGCTTTAGCTTTTGTCTGAAACCCCTGACGCTTTACATACTTATCCTTTCCATTTTCTTTACCGACATAAATCCTAAACTTATATGCTGTATCGCCATTTTTCTTTTTGTAAGATTTTATTTCCATTGTATTTCATTCTCCTTTTTTTGAAAACGGAGATTATTTTATTTTAGCTTTTTTAAAAGCTCAATTATTTCCTCATTTTGTTGGATCAAGATTTGATTTTGTTGAATCTGAACTTTTTCCAACGCACCTGGACCGCTTGCATTCATTATTGCCACAGCTTTGCTGTCCATAACATTCCCAATATAGGATGCCTGATCTGGATATTTTTCTAAAATATTTAGCATGTTATTCTTTTCAAAATAAGGATAAGCATCATTGTAGTATTTCTGCTTTTGAGCAATTTCTTTTTCATCATTATTCTTCCCAAAAATAGCCATTTGTTCTCCTTCTAACTAATTAGTGAATTATATTCGTCTTTGACCATTGTTTCATCAGCAATGGTCTTTAATTTATACTTTTCCATAAATTTTATGTAATTGAAATCCCTGACATCTTCCATTAATTGTAACTCTTCTTCTAGCAAGTGATGAATCATGCTTCTATCCGCTTGCAATTCGCACAACTCTCTATTTAACTCATATTGAGCGGGAGTATGCTCTTTGTGACCCAATTCGTGCAAAGCAACTTGCTTTTGATCTTCAACTGATAAATTAATATCTAACGCTAAAATGTTCAAAGTAGGATTAAAGAAACCAGGACTATGCCAATCACTTCCGTCAAAGTAGCATAGGTTTACACCCTCTTGGGCGCAAAGCTCTCTTACAGTCATAAGTGCACCTCTATTTATTTTTTAAATGTGCCTCCAAAACTGCTGTAATAAAATCAATATCTTCTTCTGTAAGTGGTTTACCATCGAATAACATTGATTGTGCAGCAATATCTCTGAGGTCTAATGGTGCAGAAGCATCACCATCTTTCGCAATGTTAGGATTTTCTGTGCGTCCCAAGAGGTAGTCGGTGGACACATTGAAATAGTCAGCAATTTTTGAAACCCTCTCGACATTCGGAGTGGATTTTTTCATATTATAAATCGTATTTCTGCTAAAACCTAAATTTTCTTCGAGCATATTTAGCGAAATACCTTGCTTGTCAGCCAATTCTTTAATTTTTTCAAACGTGAAAAACATTGATTTATCAACCTTTCTAAGGCATGACAAAAAATATTTAATAAATTTACTACAAAACTGTTGACAATTAGTAATAAATTTATTAAAATATTATTCGTAAGCTAAAGAGTTAGCGAATAAGACAACTAAAAAAATAAGCCTAAAAAACTGATTGGCGTCTGTTTCATCTAGGTAAACCTTACTTTTAGTAGGTCTTTTCTCTATGCTTTGATTTTAATAAATTTATTTATCATTGTCAAGAAATTCGCTAACTTTTTGAATAATTTTAAAAAGGAGGATCAGAGATGAGCCAACAACATCAAAAATGGATTCAATTGGTCAAAGAAAAATTGAGTTCAGAAGGAATGACACAAACGCATCTTGCTCGTGCTTGCGGAGTTAAAAAGCCTACCATTTCAGAATTGCTGAAATACGGTAAAGGCAGTGACAAACTTAAAAATCGAGTTTGTGATGTCTTAGGCATTGATGAGACATGGTTTGATTTAGGAGAGTAGGAGATAAGAATGAACGAACTAGAAAGAACAGCCCTCAATGAAATACTGAGGACTGTGACATATATAGCTGAAAAGTTGGATGAATTAGATTCTAAGATTTCTTTGAGCGATTCACAAGCTCTTGAGCATCAAGAAAATTGAGTTTCATTTCCATGTAGTGAATAACTCCGTGAAGGTAGTTCTTTAGATCTTTAAAATCTTTATCAGGATTATTTCTATAGTAATGGCCTTCATCATTACCGATATAAGCAGATGCAAGCGCAAATGTTTTAAGGTCTTCATCCTTGATATATTTTTCAATAACTTGTTTCAATGACATTTTAATGATTTTATCTTCGTCATCAGGGTTTGTAACAATAGAGAAATCTTTAACAAAGAACTCAAGTGCCTTACGATATCCAATACCTGCAATGTGGTCTAGTTGTTCGTGTTCAGCTTTCAGAGCTTGGACATAGATTTGCTTACCAATTGGAGAAACTATTTCTACATCGTCAGATATAGGTATATCGCTTGGAAGATTAGGAATTACTTTGATAGGTACGATTCTGTATTTTTCAGCGTAGTTGTTGGATGAATATTTTGTAGCTATAAACTCCTCTGTCCAGAAGTGCATACAACCTAAGCATCTAAATGTTAATACTAAGCTTGTTTTATCTTCTCCGAGATAAAAATAAGAAGAGTTCACAAGATCTGGATTAGTTGGTTTTTTACAATTTGGACAAATATCTTCTACGGTTACAGGTCTAGAAACAGAAGAATTAATTTTCGCTTGAAATATCATAAAATTTCTCCGATCGATTTATTATCTTTATTATATCAAATTTAGAAAGGAAAAAGCGTGTGAACGAAATTACTTTATCAAATAATCTATCTCAGATAGAACTTGAAATCAGTCACCACAAGCAAATAGCTGGCCAGTCCATTTGGGAAATCGGTAGACGCTTGAATCATGTAAAAGAGCACAACCTGGTACATGGGGAATTTGGAGAATGGCTTGACAAAATAGGCATCCATTATCGAGAAGCAAACAGAATGATGACGGTTGCTAAACAACTTCCAAATTTGACAACGTTGTCAGATTTAGGGTCATCAGCACTTTACCTCATCGCAACTCTTCCAGACGAAGAGAAAGAGGAGCAGATCCAACGCATCGAAGATGGCGACAATCCAACGGTGCGAGAACTACAGGAAGTTAAGAAGAAACTCAACCTCAGCAAGCTTGCAAACAAGCGTCTACAGGCTGAAAACGAGAGAATCAAGTCTTCCAAGATTGAAGTCAAGGAAAACATAAAGGAAGTTATCCCAGACGATTACAAGGCCACACAGGACCTTAACAGGCAATTGCTAGAAAAGAATAAGGAACTATCCAAAACCGTTAAGGCAATGGAAGAACGCTCCGAATTCATCGAAAAGCAACTTGCTGACACATTGGCCCAGCGTGAAGAGGTCGATAAGAAATCTTCTCAGTACGATGAATTGACACGAGCGATTGAAGAATCGCAAGGACAACTCAATAATGTGCAGAAGCAAATCTCAGCCTATAAGAATGTCACAAGCCTTTTACAAAAGGGGAATGACTTCTTGGCAAGCATGGGAGGTCTGATTTACGCAGATGAGGAGAAAGTCCTCAAAGCAGACGGAATCATCCGAAATGAATTTGATAGCTTTATCAGTCGTGGACTTCGTTTCTTCAACGATCTGAACGATATCCGCAAAGAAAGCAACATTTTAGAAGGAGAATTTGAATGACAAATGAAATTGCAAAAGTCAACAATGACTTAACTACAGAAGATGTGATGATCCACGCATTGCAGGAACTTAAAAAGCTGAAAGAAGGGCAATCCGTTCTATCAGCCGATGTAGATTATTTGAAAAATGAGCAACCAGTGAATCCGTCAATTTGTTTAGCACTCGAAAAAATGCGAAAACAGAAAGTTGTCGAATTGCTAGGCGGTAAAGATAGCCAAGCATACAAAGATCGGAAATTTGCACAATCGGTATTTTCACAGGCTGCCAAAGACTTCAAGGAATACTTCCGCATTCCACGCTATGACTTGCTGAAACGTAAAGACGAAGAACAAGCATTTGACTATTGGGGAAGCTGGGAGCCATCAGCAAATACAAAGCTAGAAATCAAAGCCCGCAACGGACAGATGAGTTTAGTAGGGTGAAGAGGTAAATATGAAAATAAAATTTAAAAAAGAACTTGTTAAAAAACAAGTCCTTATATCAAAAGACGGGAAAACTACTGTAATACTTAGTGATTCGACTATTCACTTTCAAAAGTAATTACAAGTTTACCATCAACAGTATTGAAAATTGGTTTTCTATTAGACCACACTTCATTTTCTTCACTTTTAACTAATAGAACTAAACCATTTTCATGTACCGACAATAAATCAATAAATTTCTCGTTATCTACTGTTGTAGCAAATTTCAAAACAGATTTAGATGATGGATCAACACTGTCTACATCTGAGGTTGAAAAACGATATGGCAAGAAACTTACTTCATTAGGCAACATTTCATTAATGTAATTCATAGATTCCCTCCTTTCATAAAAATTGACAGACGATTTTCATAAGGAGTAAGAGGTCTTATTTAATCGTTTTTTGTCAGTAGTAAGTTAACACAATAATATAGAAAGGTCATCGGTCTTGAGATGGATTTTGAAGATGAAATTATAAAGTTATCTGACTTGCTAATTGAACAATCAGAAACTTATAGTGAAGCTTTGATTAAGTTACAAAAGCTCACAAAAGATATAGCTCATGAAGTAATTTTAAGAGCTATAGAACAAAAGAAAAATAAAGAATAGAAAGGATTAAAAAAATGGTCCTAGAACTATTTGGAACTGAATTTAAAGATAAACTCTTTGAAGAGCTGGTTTCAATCAACATCAAAGCTATGGAAGAAGCTAAGCGTAGATCAAGCAGAAATATTACATGGGTGCCGATCAAACAGCTACAGGAAGCGACCGGATGGGGTAGAACTAAACTAGAAGAATGGAGAGACCAAGGGAAATTTCAATTTCAACAGTCCGGAAAGGGCGGGAAGTATCTCTATAATTTGGAAGATGTTCAGCGATTCTGTCGAAGTTTGCAAAAATAAAAAAAGCGCCTTGAGAAAGGCACTTTGAAAGAACTATAACTTAATTATAACACAGGAATTATTTTTATAAAAGAATATTGGAGGAATTAAAATGTTAGCAGAAATCTTAGTCGGAGTATTAATCATCGTGGTCCTATTTCAAATGATCATCATCAGCTCAATTAGTGAGCGATGCAAGGAATCAAAACGAGAACTAAAGAAGATAATTGCTGAACAGCAACGCATCCAAGAAGCACGAGAAGCAATGCGTTTCGGATATCGTAGATAGGAGCTAGTTATGGCAGAAAATAACACAATCCTGCCTCACGATATTCTTGCTGAACAAGCTGTAATCGGATCAATCTTTGTCGATCCAGATAAAATCCTAATTGCTTCAGAGCACATCTCAAAAGAAAGTTTTTACAAACTATCACATGGCATCGTCTTTGGAATCATGGAAGAGTTGTCGGACAAGGGAGAACCAATTGACCCCGTATCAGTTAAATCAGCGCTTGATTCAATAGGCGAATTTGATCGAATTGGTGGAATGGCATTTCTAGCTAGTCTTATCAATGCTGTACCAACAAGTGCACACATAGAGCATTATGCCAAGGTCGTAGCCGAAAAAGCGAGAGCACGAAAGGTTATCGAGGATCTCAATCAAACGATAGCTAACGTATATGACGGCCAATCAGACCTAAATGACATACTTGTCCAGACCGAGCAAGCTTTGTCAAATATAGCAAATGACAAGCAGACTGGATTTCGTCCAATCATCGATGTCATTGATTCCACACAGTCAATCATTGACGAGCGCTCACAGCGTGTTGGTGATGTAACAGGGACACCAACAGGCTTCACAGATTTTGACAATATCACGACCGGACTACACACTGACAATCTGATCATTCTTGCAGCACGTCCAGCAATGGGGAAAACAGCTTTTGCACTAAATATCGCCCAAAATGTAGCAATAAGAGCTGGAAAACCAGTGGCGATCTTTTCTCTTGAAATGGGGGCAGAAAGTCTTGTAGAGCGTATGCTTTCAGCCGAAGGATTGATTCCCTCATACCATGTAAGAACGGGAAACTTGTCGGAAAGTGAATGGCGCAGGATGATCCTTGCGCAGGAACAACTTGCAAAAGGGAAAATCTATATCGATGATACGGCAGGAATTCAAATCGCTGAGATTCGATCTAGAGCCAAGCGATTGTCTCAAGAAACTGGCGGTCTTGGATTGATTGTAATTGACTACCTTCAACTAATTACTGGTAGAGGTCGAGAAAATAGGCAACAGGAAGTGTCTGAAATATCCAGACAGTTGAAGATTTTAGCAAAGGAATTGAAAGTTCCAGTAATTGCATTGAGTCAGCTATCTCGTGGGGTTGAGCAACGAAACGACAAAAGACCCGTGCTCTCAGATTTAAGAGAGTCCGGTTCGATTGAGCAAGATGCCGATATAGTCGCATTTCTCTATCGAGAGGCTTATTACAAACGTGAAGAGCAGGAAGAGCCTGATAATGTTACAGAATTGATCCTTGAAAAAAATAGACATGGCAGTTTAGGAACGGTCAAACTATTCTTTCACAAGGAATATGCAAAATTTTCAAATAAGGAGGCCTGATGAATGGTAACTGAGAATCGTAGATATTACTGGTTACAACTAAAAGATGACTTCTTCAATTCAAAAGAAATGAAGCTCATGAGAAAGCTTCCTGGGGGAGAGGAAATCACAATCATATACCTAAAAATGATGCTGGCAAGTCTAGCAGAACAAGGAAAACTATATTTCGAGGGATTGGCAGAGGATCTAGCAGAAGAACTATCTCTATTGATAGACGAAGATCCAGAAGCAATCAGATTGACACTGATGTTTTTAACAAAAAAGAAATTATTGACTACATCAGACAATTATCAGTTTAACCTCGAACAAGTTCCAGAAATGGTAGGAAGTGAAACAGCAAGTACCCGTAGGTCTCGCAAGCATCGAGAGATTCAAAAAGCGTTGCAATGCAACACCGACGCAACAAAAGGCAACGGAGATATAGATATAGATATAGATATAGATAAGGAGCAAATAGCTCAATCAGATGTCTATGACGAAATTATCAAATATCTAAACGACAAAATAGGATCTCATTTTAAACCTACTAGCAAATCAACTCAAAGACTTATAAATGGTCGTTTAAGTGAGAATTACTCAATAGATGACTTTAAGCATGTCATTGATGTAAAAAGCCTTGAATGGAAGAATGACTCCAAGATGTCCAAATATTTAACTCCAGACACGTTGTTTAATGCTACTAAGTTTGAAAAGTACTTAAACCAAAAGATGCCTTCGAGTGCATCAACTCAACAGCAAGACGAAAGGTTAGGGTTTTAATGCATCAGGATTATGAAGTAGGTTCAACTAGTGAATCAAAAATATGTAATAAGCACGGATCCAAGATGATCAATGCAAAAGTCATGATTAATGGATCCCAGCAATTACTTGACATTTGTCCAGAATGTGAAAAAGAAGGGATCAATGAATTACAGGAACATTTAAAGCAAGAAGCAACTATCCAGTCCGTTCTAGCAAATACATACAAAGTATTTGATCGTGAGAGCATCTATTCCAAAGAATTGGAAGACAAAACACTTGATAATTACGATGCTGGAAATAAGCTATGTGAACAAGCTTTGAATTTTTCAAAAAGAATGTTGCGAGACTATCTGAAGTATGAAACAGGAAATGTGATCTTGAGCGGTCCTCCAGGAGTCGGCAAGAGCCATTTATCTATTGGAATAGCCAAAGCATTAAATGAAAAATTTAAAGACTGCAAGCAACCAAAGAGTGTGCTATTCATTTCGACTTCTGCGCTCTTTTCAAAGATTGAAGAAAGCTTCAATAATCGAGGGGACTTTACAGAAAGTTATGCTGTGAATCTACTGAGCAACGTTGATTTTCTTTTCTTTGACGATTTAGGGAAAGAGAGCAGTATGAGTGGGAACCTCAAAGAAGCAAATGAGTGGAGACAACGAGTACTGTTTAAAATCTTGGACAATCGTCAAACAACATTTTTTAATACAAACTTATCGAGTAACGATATTAAAACAATTTACAACAAGGCCCTTGCTGACCGGATCTTCAAGGGCGCAAGCAAACATATTTTTAAATTCCCAGAGGATACAGAAAGCAGGAGATATTGATGGAAAACAAACAATTAAAAGATTTAATCACAAAAGTTCAGCGCTGGTTTTATGACCGGAATTTGCAAACGCAAGATCCAAATAAGCAATTTTTGAAATTGTATGAAGAAATCGGTGAACTATCACGAGGACTAGCAGAGAATGATGAGGCTGTCACAAAAGATAGCATCGGAGACATCACTGTGGTGTTAATTGGTTTGACTTTGCAATTAGGAATCAAGACAGAAGAAATCTTTCCAGAAAACAATATATTCATTTTTTCCGAGGCAGCAAAGTCAGAAGATTATTTCGTTGTAATGATGGACCAATCATTGGCAGCATATTTTAACCGACAATCATACCAACTAAAAAATGTTGTTTATGAATTGATGCGAATTTCAGCATTGCTACATCATGACTTCGTTGAGTGCTTGAATATAGCTTATGAAGAAATCAAAGATCGAACAGGAAAGTTAGTGGATGGTGTTTGGATTAAGGAGGAGCGACTAAAATGACAGAAGAAATTTTAAATAATGGTTTTGACAAAGTGAATAAACCTAATCACTACTGTGGGCAATATGGTCTTGAATCAATTGACATTATTCGCAATTTTGCTGGAGGACCAAAAGAAGTCCGGGGATTTTATTGGGGAAATGTCATCAAGTATCTTTGTCGCTATCAAGAGAAAAATGGATTGGAAGATCTAAATAAGGCAAAGAAATACTTAGACTGGCTTATCGCAGATTTAAAGCGTGAAGATCTCGAAAAGACAGCGATTGTTAAGCAGGAGTGAAAGTTATGAGACATTATACAAAAAATCAAATGGATCACTTTCGTCAGCAATTACAATTGTTGATTTTAGGAAAAGGTCTCACTCGCAGAGAACTCTCTAGGAATCTATATCGTGGTGAACAGACGATACAAGAATGGATCACTAAGGATGACATCAATCCTGATCATGTCCAAGAATTGTGCGAGTATTTCGGTATTGAGGAAAAAACTTTGATGGGTGATTCGGAAGAACTTGCTGATTACAAGCTATATGATCGTGATAAGTATATCTGTACAGGGACTTTGAAAGAGCTAAGTAGAATTACTGGAAAGGACAGTGCATTACTTAAATATTACATCCACTTAAACGAGCAAGGAAGAAATGCAGGACATCTAAAACTAGAAAGGGTAAAAGAAGATGAAACGTAAAATCAATTGGCTAATCATTAACTTGGTATTGCTGGCAGGAGTTACATTGGTAATTGCCATCAATCTCAACTCCAGATTGGTTGAACAAGAAAAAACAATCAAGGATATGCAGTGGACTATTCAGGAGCATGAATTAAGTATTCAGCGGTTCGCTGAACAAAACACTGCACAAGAGGTAATCCTAAACAAATTAAATCGGGAGTATCAATCGCAGGAACGAAAGAAAGCTGAAGCAGTTAAAGAAGCTGCTGAAATGAATAATGTTGGAGGATAATAATGATCAACAATGTGACCCTTATTGGTCGGTTAACAAGAGATGCAGAACTGCGATACACACCAAGCAATATCGCAACAGCTCAATTTAATGTCGCATGCAATCGAAATTTCAAAAATGCAAATGGTGAATATGATGCAGATTTCATCAACTGTGTGATGTGGAGAGAGCAAGCGGAAAGATTTTGCAATTGGACCAAAAAAGGAATGCTGGTCGGAATTACGGGAAGAATTCAGACTCGAAGCTATGAAGGAAATGACGGAAAACGTGTATATGTGACTGAAGTTGTTGCAGAGAACTTCCAAGTTTTGGAAAAGCGTGACAACACTGCCAACCAGAACAGCATGACTGAACAGATGCCACCTAACTATGCAAATCCGATGGACATTGAAGAAAGTGATTTGCCATTCTAGAAATGCAAAATTAAAGGGTGAGATATGATGGATTTAGATAAAAAAATGATTGGGAAACAATTTGGATGGTTAACTGTAATCGAACGTGCAGATTCTGCAAACGGAAGAAAAAGATATTTATGTCGATGCAAATGCGGAAAAGAAGTTATTAAAATCGGAAAATATTTGAGAAATGGAGCAACCACAAGTTGTGGTTGTGTTAGATCTAAAAAGTTTCGGGGGATTAATTCTCGGACATATAAAGATTTAACAGGTAAGGTTTTTGGAAAACTAACCGTAATCAACGTTATAAGCTTTGAAAAAGGTCGTGCGAACTTTTTGTGCAAATGCGAATGTGGAAATATGACCATTGTTAATTCAGGTAATTTGCAAAGCGGAGTCACAAAAAGTTGCGGATGTTTACGTACAATCCCGTGTGTTTCAGAAGGTTCAATAGCTCCATTGTTAGAGTATTCAGAGAAATCACTAAACATTGAACAAGGTACGAGCGTTTTTGCTTTGATAAGAAAAAGCACTACAAATACAAGTGGTCGTAAAGGAGTGTCTTTTGATAGAAAAAGAGGGAAGTGGATCGGTTCCCTATGTTTTAAAGGTAAAAAGTATAAAAAAAGGTTTGATACAAAAGAAGAAGCGGTCAGATATAGGGAAACACTAGAAAAGGAACTTTTCAAACCCGTCTTAGAAAAAGCTTATAAGATGGGAGTGCTAGATAAAAATTATAATTATTTGTCATTCTAAAAACAAAAGGAAAACTAATGTGAGGGGTATTATTCCCCCTTGATTTTAAAAAAGGAGCGAAAAATGAATAAGCAGCAATTGATTGAACGAATGGAAAGTTATAAAAATCTTTTCGGTAACAAAGCAGAATATATTGAGATAGACGCAGCAATTAATCTCATTGAACAACTAGACGAACCGCAACCGATTAAATTAAAAGATGTCATCGCACGAATTGAAAAATTTGATCTTGGGACTAAAGCAGTATGGATCAATGAAATTTTGAATAAATTAGGAAGTGAATACGGAACTTTGAAATATAAGGCTGGTTATGAGCAAGGCAAGGTCGAGGGCGAATGGATTAGGCAACAATTAAAAGACGCTGACAAGATTTGGCAAGAGTTGAATAAACCAACGATCCCGAGGTTTATTGTTGATTGGATCGTACAAGCAAAAGAAGACGGTTATAACATCGCTGGTGCGATCAACGAAGCACCAAAAGGCGAGGTTGATGATTGGCTTGAACTGGATAATGTGGATATCTTTGCAGAAGCGTGGGTCAATGGGTATCATATTGAGAAAGAGAAGCGGTATCTTGTAAAGATAAAAGGGGCGGAAGAAGGCTACAATTACCTAAATCATCGTATAAGTTCAGATAGCTGGTTCTTTAGCGGAGAAAGTGAAACGTTAGATTTTCGCGTAAAACACACCCGCAAAGAGCTAAAAGCTGGTGGCTTTTGTGAAGTATTTAATAGCCCGTTGTTTGAGGTCGAGGAGGTGGAAGAATGAACAATGAGGTATATGAAGAACTGGAAAAACTTATGAGCTTATTTCCTGATTCATTTATAAATAGACAACTGGAACTAATTCTTATCCCAAAAACTAACACCTACTTTTCTTTAAAAGACTGTTTTACCAAGAAAGATATCATCTCAAAGGTGTTGATGTGGTGTACTAGGGATATAGCTAAAGTCAGACCATATCAGCAACGAAAAAGGAATATTGACTTTTACGTAGACAATCGTATGCGTTTGGAAAAATATTTAGGTGCGGACATCAATGTAGACGTAGTTTATCATTGTCTAGGAAATGGGATTAACAAAGAATTGACACACAAGTTTATTGATAGTGGATTCAACATGGAAATCCTATATTTAGAAAGTTGAGGAGGTGGAGTAAATGGAAGAAGTTAAAATACTTGACGCATGTTGTGGAAGTCGTATGTTTTGGTTTGATAAAAATGAGAGTCATACAACTTTTATGGACATCAGAGAAGAAAAGTTTGAAATCCATGGTAAAAAAGTTAACGTAGATCCTGACGTTATCGGTGATTTCCGTGATATGCCATTTGAAGATAATGCTTTTAATTTGGTTGTTTTTGATCCACCTCATTTGAAATGGGCTGGGCCTAATTCGATTATGAAAGCACAATATGGTCAGTTAGATAAAATTACCTGGTCGGAAGATTTGGCAAAGGGCTTTGAAGAATGTATGAGGGTTCTGAAAGTTGGAGGTACACTCGTTTTTAAATGGTCTGATTGTCAAATAAATGTGAAGGAAATCTTAAAAGTTATCCCGTTTAAACCATTGTTTGGCCAGCAACGTGGGACGACTCATTGGATGACGTTTGTGAAATTTGAGGAGGTAACGGAATGATTCCAAAATTTAGAGGGTTATCCATTGACGAAAATAGCAAAGGTAAAATGCAATATGGTTATCTGATTGCAGATGGTGAACAAGCCTTTATTATCAACGAAGTGGTCGAAGCTAACGAACAATATATTACTATCGGCTCTTGGTGTCCTGTAGATCAAAAAACAATTGGACAATCCACAGGTCTCAAAGATAAGAATGGCAAGGAAATCTTTGAGGGGGATATCATCCGAACGAGTGCTTATGGTTGTATTGTAGGTTTTGGTGAATATACTTATTTTGAAGATGAGAATACACCAACAACAGAAATTGGTTTTTACTTATCATTTCTAAACGTGACTCCTGCTACTTATGCACCTTTTGATAAATATTACTGGAATAATTGCGAAGTGATAGGAAATATTTATGAGAATGAACTGGATTTAATAATGTACGCAGCCTATAAATATAATAAAGAAACGAGTGAGGTAACAGAGGAGGTCACAGAATGACAGTAGAACAATTCCTTAAATCTTTATCTTACCTTATGTGGACTTCATACTGGTCAGTAATTATTTATAAGTTTTTTAGAAATGATAAAGATTGAGAGGTAGAAGAATGAGACCAAGCAGATACCCATATACTAAGAGTCAGTGGGAAGAGACAACAACGGCGGTTTATTCGTATAACAGCGGAGAATATGAACTGTTTAGAGGTCTTAAAAACAAATTCACAGGAGAAATGGTAGAGGTGAAATAATGGAAGAAATTATCATGGCTTCATTGCCTAATAAAAAATTAAATCGTTTGATTAAAATTGAAATTGCTGTTGAGAGTTTAATTGAAAATGGAGTTCTTGACGAAGGTGTATTTAATCAGTATTTGAAGGAAGCATAAGAGGAAGAGGTAGAAATATGATAAAAAAATTATTGATCACAGTTTTTGTTTGTTTATCTTTTATTACACTATCGGGGTGTGGAAATAAAGATATTCTTGGAACAACCTTTACTTTCAAATACGCAAAAATCAGACTAGTTGACGGACGAATTGTCGAAGGTGAAGTAAAGCAATGGGCAAAATATGACAACCAAGATAGCATTCGTGTAACTTTTGAAAATGGCGAGGAATATTACACTCACTCAAGCAATGTAATACTGTATAACAAATAGATGGGAATTAACATGAACCTACAAAACTTTATTTATTTACTATTCGCAGCAGTCTGGCTAACTGGTCTGATCTGGGCTAGCGTGATTGCGTTTAAAAGCAGAAAGGAGAAATGATGAGTTTGGATAATGTACATATACCAATGCGAGCGAACAGAATTCTATCTATTTCCCAAATAAATGGCAAGCTTGAGATAGCCATACTTGGGGAAGAGTTTTTTGAAACCGATTCATACTTTGAAGATCTGCACGATGCAGTGCTGCCATTTGACAATATAAGAGATTTAAAGCGTATTATTGATCATATCATCGATGTGGAGGACAATAAATGAGGGTATATGTTGTTAGGAAATACCATGGACGCTCAAGTTGGATCGATCCTAAACACTTAGCAAAATATATTGAGAAAGAATTTGAAGACAGACATGACGCACTTGCTTACCGTGAAAGCTTGGGCTTGCAAGGAATTGTGGAAGTCTATACAAAAGAGGTAGATGAATGAATTTAAGAAGCAGGTATGGGTATTTAATACTAGCTCTGAAGCAGTATCCGTTTGAAAAAGAAATCAAGGAACGTATCGAAGAAATTGAAGTACCTTGGAAACCAACAGATCCAAACACAGGGATCAAGACTAATAAGGTAATGACACCGAAAGCGCTGGCAGATATCATCAAAAAAGAATCGGATCCAGAACTGCATCGTCTCGAATTGCTCAGAGAAGCAATCAGCACTATCAAAATTTTGACACCAGAAAAACAATGGGCTGCAATCAAAGAAGTATACATTGATGGAACTCTAACTGTGGAGGGAGCATCAATCAAATACTTACATTGCAGTAAGTCGCTTGCCTACAAGGAAGTGATCGAGCCATTCTTTAGTGGGCTTGAAAAGAAAATCTATGAACTATCTGTGAACACTAAGATTAATATTAATTTGGAAAAAAGTTAAAAATACAGTCGAAAGTGTGGAAAAAATTTAAAAATAAGGTGGTAAAATTATATCATCGGGTAAAACCGAACCGATGGATCCTTATGAAACGGGTTAGGAGTTAGCTCAGTTGGTAGAGCGGTCGGGTTATGACTGGCGTGTCACAGGTTCGAATCCTGTACTCCTAATATCAACCAAGTCAGCACAAGCTGGCTTTTTATTTTACCTTGGAAGGAGGTGAGTCGATGAACATTGTGGACCCAATCAGGGATAAGGATGATATTCAAGCCATGAAGGAATATCTGCGAGAATGGAATGAGCGAAACTACTTGCTCTTTTTATTTGGCATAAATTCCGGATTGCGTGTAGGCGACATACTGCGAATACGAGTAAAAGATGTGCAAGGTTGGTATATCAAAATAAAAGAGCAGAAGACTGGAAAAAGGAAACAGCTCAAGATGACAAAGACTCTGAAGAAAGAAGTCAGAGAGTACATCAAAGATATGCCACTGCATCATTATCTGTTTCAAAGTCGCATCGGAAAAAACAAACCACTGGACAGGCGGACAGTCGATTGGATATTGAAGACCGCAGCTATCGAGTGTGGGATTGAAAACATTGGCACCCACTCGATGAGAAAAACATTTGGCTATCATTACTACAAAAAGACTAAAGACGTGGCAATGCTCATGGATCTATTTAATCATTCATCTCCTGCAATTACGCTGAGGTACATTGGGATTAGACAAGATCAACGAGATAAAGCCATGTCTAATTTTGATTTATAGTTATCAATTAGACACAACGAGTAAAACGCTAATTAGTTTTATTAGTTACCTGCTATTCATTTATTTCACTGGCTTTTTAATGCCGGGGCGAATCAGACAGAATATAAGATATGTCTAATTCAAGAGAGAAAAACAACATAGTTTTCAGAAATAATATAATGAATTTCAGAAATAGATAATTGAAAGTATGAAATGTTACAGAGGATTTAAGAATTGAAAGTAGATGTTTCGACAAGAGAAAGTCGCAGAGAGTTTTATCTTTCGAAATCATGGAGACAACTGAGACTCGAAGCGATGAGTCGAGATCATTTTGAATGCGTCTGGTGTCGAGATGAGGGGAAGGTGACTACAGATAACCTCGAAGTCGATCACATCAAAGAGCTGGAGTATTATCCAGAGTTTGCTTTAGATATAGACAATCTTCGTACTCTGTGTAAAGAGTGTCATAACAAGCGACATCATCGCTTCCAATTTCGCAAATCATCCAAATTGCAAAATAAAAATTTTCGTTCGGACGAATGGTGGGGATGAAAATTTAAAATTTTGAAAAATTCACAGACCCCCCGGTCGAAAAAAATCGAAAAAAATCGGTCTCTGGGAACCGGTGGGAGGGGTCGATTGTCCAAATGCAAAGCACTATTTTTTAAGGGGGAGGGGGCTCATGGAAGAATACTCAGAAAAAAATATAAAAGAATTGGAAAACCAGTTACTTTCCAAAATCGGTAATTTCAGCACACGAAAGAAAGATGCGATTCAGTACGAGAAAGTTCATCGCTATCTCTATCTGGTCCGTTTACTGTATGAGTTGAAAGAACGACTCAAACAAGATGGATTAGTCATCACTGTCCATAACGGTCAGCAAAGATTTCAAAAAGCGAACTCGTTAATCAAAGAAATCAATACAACCAGCAATCAGCTACTAGCGATTGAGCGATCATTTGACTTTGAGGTTGAAAATTCACCAGTCGAGAAGAAACCACCATCGGATGGAAGTGATCTGTTGTGATTTCTCATCCTCTGATTGATGAATACATCGAACTTGCCAAATCAGGAAAAATCAAAGTCAACAAAGAACGCTCACTCTTATTCAAAATCATCAAAGAAAAAATCTATCCGAGGGATGATTTATATTTTGACAATGATTTGATTGAGAAATATATCCAGTTCACCGAGAAGAATTTCTTTCCACTGGCTAAGTATCAAAAGTTCATCACGCCATTTATCTTTCTTTTTCGGAAAGAAGATGGCGAACCTCAATTTGATGAAATATTGCTGACCCTTGCTCGTGGGGGAGGAAAGAATGGTTTTATGTCCAGCCGGGACGCATTCTTCATCAGTCCTCTCTATCCTGTCAGAGATTACGATGTGACTATCACAGCTAACTCTGAGAAGCAAGGCAAGGTCTCATTTGAGGAAGTTTATGAGACTGTCCAGCGAAGAGGATTGGAAGACCATTACTATTTGACAAAGATGTCTATTACAGGCCGAGGGAATAACTCGGTCTTTTCTTATCGGACAAACAACCCGAAGACAATGGACTCGGCTCGTGATGGCTGTCTCGAATTTGATGAGATTCACCAGTTTGAGAATGACTCTGCTGTTAAAATCCAGCGGTCAGGGCTTGGTAAGATTGCCCATGCTCGCACCTTCTACAACGGTACCAACGGGCATGTCCGTGAAGGTTTTTATGACAAGCTGATTGAGAAGTCGATGAAAATCTTGAACGGTGAACTTGATGAGTTCCGCTTATTTCCGTTTATCTGCAAGTTGGATGATCCGGAAGAAGTGGACGATATGAGCAACTGGCCCAAAGCGAATCCTATGCTTGATGAAACAACTCCTTATGCCAAACGTCTATTAGCTAGAACGAAAGCTGACTATGATGATTTAGAATTGGAACCATCAGGCAGACAGGAATTTATGACCAAGCGGATGAATCTGCCAGAAGCCGACATCGAAAAAGATGTGACCACTCGTGAAAAGTTAATGGCTGCATTGAGAAGCCCTGGCATAGATCTCTCAGGAAGATCTTGTGTCGCTGGTTTCGACTACGCAAGCATCAGAGACTTTGCAAGTGTGGGACTACTCTTTAAAAATGGTGATGAGTTTGTCTGGAAGCAACACAGTTTTGCCAGAAAGCAATTCTTGGATATGTTTAAAATCAAGGCTCCAATACGTGAATGGCAGAAGCAAGGATTATTCACCATCGTAGACGGTCCAAGTATAGATCCAAGATTGCTAGTTGATAAATTGATCCAGTGGCGCAAGCTGTACAATATCGAAATTGTCTGTGCCGATGGATTTAGAATGGACTTACTAAAACCATTGCTGGAAGAAGCTGATTTTGAATATGAATTCTTGCGAAATCCAGGAGCGATACAGTCGAAGGTAGCTCCAATCATTGAAGATGGATTTGCGAATGAAAGATTCATTTTTGAAAACGACAAATCAATGCTCTGGTATACCGATAATACCTTTGTCAAAGAAGACAAAGACGGGAACAAGAGATTTTTGAAAAAGGAACCGTTGAGACGAAAGACTGACGGCTTCCATGCCTTTATTGCTGCTCTCTACAAGAGAGAAACTATTCAAGAGAGTACTGTTGGAGACTTTCTTGACGTGATCGAAGATTGGGAATTTTAGAAAGGACAACAAAATGAACAAACGAATGAAGAAAAAACAACAACTTGAACAAAAGATTCAAGGACTTGAATGTGAGCTTGCAGTAGTAAGCAAAGAAAACATGGAATTATTGAACAAGATTGGTTCAATCACTGCTGAATTGAATACTCTGAGCCAGTCCGTGAAGCGACATGAAGATATTTGCGGTCAAAATGTCTTACAAACAAATAAAGAATTTGAATCAATCAAGAAGGAATTAAAACGCTCTAAAAAATCTTTCTTCAAACGGTAAAAAATATCCGGGTGGGTGGTAGGCATAAAATTTTAGAAAGGAGGAGGTGCCTTGGGATGGCTAAATTTATTCAAGCGAGAAGTTCCAGAACCGAGTTTTGAATTTGATGAGCTGGAGCGGATCTTTGGAAATCTGCAACTAAAGAGCCTGTCGATTGACAAGGCTGCTGAATTTGTGGCCCGCATCTTTGCAAGGTCTGAGTTTAAGTTCATTGAGAATGGAAAAAAGAAGGCTACTGATTGGGATTATCTGCTAAATGTAAGACCCAACAAGAATGAATCTGCTTCTGAGTTTTGGCAAAAGGCGGTTTACCGCTTATTGACCAAGAACGAAGTACTAATTTTCTTGTCGAATGACGATCAGTTATTGATTGCCGACTCGTACATCCGACAGAAATATGCTGTGTTCGATGACACATTCACATCTGTGAGCTGTCAAAACTATACTTTCCAAAAACCATTCAAGATGAATGAAGTCATTTTCTTGCAATACAACAATAATCGTCTCCAAGAGTATTTTACTCAACTCTTCAATGATTATGAAAAACTGCACACTCGACTGGTTGAAGCACTTGCACGAAACAATCAGATTCGTGGAGTACTCAGCACCAGAACGAATGCAAGTTTTGATGAATCCAAGCGAGAAAAGATGCAACGATATGCAGATGGTCTCTTTAAATCATTTACGACCAAGACAGTAGCGATTGTCCCAGCTCAAGAAGGAATGGAATACTCTGAGCTAACCAATACTACAGGTACATCGAATTTGTCTGTAGATGAGTTGAAAAAGCTTCGTAGGCAATTTGATGATGAGGTAGCTGACATCTTAGGAATTCCCACTGCGCTGATGCATGGGGACATGGCTAATCTGGAAAATAGTCAGAAGATGTTTAATAGCTATTGCTACCAGTCGCTTGTGAAGAAAATGAGCGATGGTTTGAACTTTGCTTTGCTCAGCAAAAGTGAATACAAAGACAATAAGCGCCTTGTCATTGTTGGTGAAGGGCAAAGAGATAAATTCTCGCTTGCTCAAAGTATTGACAAGCTGATTTCTTCTGGCTCCATGCTTATCAATGAGGTCCGTGAGGAACTTGGTCTTGAAGCTGTACCGTGGGGCGACAAGCCTCTGATCACTAAGAATTATCAACTTGGTGAGGATGTAGAGAAGGGAGGTGAGAAAGAAGATGAAAGTGATTCCGATTAAAGGAACAATCGTGTCAAACGATGATGTCTGGCTTTATGATTGGTTTGGTTGGGACTGTACCGCTCCTAAAAATGTAGTATTACCGGAAACTGGTGAGGACATTGAAGTTCACATCAATTCAGGGGGAGGAGATGTATATGCAGGTAGCGAAATCTATACTGCATTACGGGCCTACTCAGGGAAAGTAGTTGTTAAAATCGTGGGAATTGCTGCAAGCGCAGCGAGCGTTATCGCAATGGCTGGTGATGTCGTAGAAATTAGCCCTACTGCTCAAATCATGATCCACAACGTGTCATCACGAGTTGACGGAGACCACAACACTCTACTTCACGAAGCTGGAGTGCTTGAAGGTTTCAACAAGTCAATTGCAAATGCTTATGTTGATAAAACTGGAAAAGCATTAGATGATTTATTGGATCTGATGAACAAGACTACCTGGTTCGATGCTGAATCAGCAGTAAATCAAGGATTTGCCGACAGAATCATGTTTGCTGGAGAGATCGCTCCTACGTTTGCTGCAAGCGAAACTCCAATGATTCCACATGATTTTATTGACAAAATGAAGTCAGCAATGACTCCAGATGTCGATAAAATCGCTGAGCTGGTAGCTAATAAGTTAGAAGCTCGACAGATTGCAAAAGAGACTTTTGAAAATAGTGAATTTGTACAGAAGAGATTCACCCTTCCAGAAAGTCCAGAAAATAACACAAACAAGGCTATACCTAAAGGGTTCGGTCTTTTTGCATTTTAGAAAGGAAAAATACTAATGACAATGAAATTATCAAACAAATTCAACGAAATTCGTCAGAACTTTTTGAACGCAGTGGCAAATGGTGCGCCTCAAGAAGAGCAAGCGAAACTCTACAATGAAATGATCGAGTCGATGACAAACGAAATGATGGAACAAGCTCGTCATGCTGCTCATGAGGAAGTTTCAGCAATGAATCCTTATGATGCTAAATTGACTGCCGAAGCTCGTGAATTCTTCAACGACATCGACAAAACTGCTCCTGTAGGAGTAGAAAAACTCTTCCCACAAGAAACCATTGATCGTATCTTTGACGATATGGTAAAATCTCGCCCACTCTTGCAACACATTGGATTGCGCAATGCTGGCATCCGCCTTAAATTCCTCAAATCAACCCAAACTGGTGAAGCTGTTTGGGGCAAGATCAATGGGGAAATCCAAGGTCAATTGAAACAAGCCTTCAACGAAGAAGAAGCGATCCAAAACAAATTGACTGCATTTGTAGTCATTCCTAAAGACTCTGAAAAATTCGGTCCAGCTTGGTTGCAATCATTCGTATCCGCTCAAATCACAGAAGCGTTCGCTGCTGCTTTGGAAGCTGCCTTTTTGAACGGTGACGGAGACGGCAAGCCTATCGGTCTTTCTCGTACCCTCACTGGAACTGCGGCTGGCAATAAAACGACTTTTGCAGAAAAAGAGGCCCAAACTACGAATCTTACATTTGCTGACTCTGCGACAGTTGTCAAAGAATTGACTGCGGTCTACAAACATCACTCTGTTAAGTCTGACGGCAACCCAGTGGCAGTCGAAGGAAATGTCGTGATGGTAGTCAACCCAGCAGATGCATGGGATGTCAAGAAACAATACACTTCCTTGAACGCTCAAGGAACGTATGTGACAGCAATGCCGTACAACTTGATCTTGGTCGAGTCAGTTGCTCAAACTGCTGGCAAAGTGACTACATTTGTCAAAGGTCGCTACGATGCCTTTGTAGGTGGTGGAATCGAGTTCGGTCGCTTTACTGAGACTTACGCTCTCGAAGATTTGAACCTATACACTGCTAAGCAATTTGCTTACGGTAAGGCTCACGATGAAAAGACTGCTGCTGTCTGGGTATTGAAAATTAAATAATAGGTGGTGACACCGAATGGAAGAAACAAAACAATTTCATCCGCTTCTAGGGACATTCAAGGAGCGGATGAAAATCTTTCATGATGCCGAAGACGAGAATCTTTCAAGGATGTTAGTTTCATCCGAGAAAGCAATTCTCGACTTAACAGGAGCTTTTGATTTGTCAGACTCTCGCACTGAAGAGCTTGTTTTGGAACGTGCAAGATATCTGTACAATGATCAGGTCGAGTTTTTCTTTACGAATTTTCAAGGAGAACTCCTTGAGTTATCACTTCAAAATCACCCAATAGGAGGAAAAGAGTGCTAGAAACAATCCAAGATTTCTTTGACTTGAAAGAAAATGTCGTTCGACACGTTGGAGACATTTTTGAAGTTGATGATGATCGAAAAAACGAATTGATGAAGAAATTACCTGATTTTGTGAAAGAATACGATTTAGTAGCTTCGGACAATCTAAACGAAGATGTAGTTGTGGAAGATGAATAAGCCTGAGTTTAAATACAAAAAGCCAGAAACCAATACAAGCGAATTAAGAACTCCAGTAGAGTTTTATAACTCAAAAGTACTTGAAGGGTTAGATGGCAGGGATGTGAGTTTTGAGAAAGTATTTTATACATTCGCAAAAATCTACTCGCCTAGTTTAAAGGATATCGAAATTTCAACAGGGAAATCAATGACTGCAAGGATGACCTTAAAAATAAGAGATCCCTTAACAAGCTATCAACCTGATAATAAGCATTTCGTACAAGTGAATGATCACCGATTAGAAAATAAAAAATGGCAGATCATTGACATTCGTCCCGATTATGACAACCGTGATTATTTAATTGTTGTTATTGGTGGATCAAATGAGTAGTGGCGCTACATTAAGAGGCTTCGATGAAGTCATCCGGAATTTAGAGGCAAAGCTAGGCGATGCGAAAGTGAGAAGGTCTGCGAATAGAGCTTTGAAAGGCGCAGCAACTGAAACACTTGAAGACTTTAAAGTCGCCCTACAAGTTTTTAAAGATACCGGAGAAACAATCGAAAGCGCAACAGTCGGAAATGTAACGGGTGCTTTTGAAGGAGTGCCAATGGTTAAGCTTGGTTTTGGCGCTGGATCACGTTGGCGGTTGGAGCATTTGAACGAATTTGGATATGCCAAAAAGGCCCATCCAAGAGGATTCGGTGTTATCCGAAGATTTTCGGAAGCCAACAAAGAAAAATTTAAATATAGGTTAGCAACTAAATTGAAAGGAGAAGGGCTTGGATGATTAAAGACAAGATATCAGAAATATATGATGCTCTGATGAGCGATGAGGAACTTTCTAAAATCTCTATCAAATCATTTGAGCGTCCTGAAACCTTACCAACAAATCAGACGAGTATTGTTATTATCCCACTAGGGCCACCTATCCAAAGTGACCAGGGAAGCAATACAAGTTTTTCAAAAACATTTCTTTATCAAATCAATGTCGAATCGACCGACCGAATTGAATGCAAAAAATTGCAAGGGTTAGTCGAAAAGGTAATGGAATCACAAGGATTCTATCAAATTGCTGGGGGTCTAGATGAATGGATCCCTGAAATCAAACGCTATGCAGATGCTAGGACCTATAAAGGGAAGAGCAGACTATATGACGATTATTAGAAAGGAAATTTAATATGACACAACAAAAACAAGGTACAGCGACAGTCGGTTTTAAAAGCTTGACAGTTCGCATTTTGGATGGGAACCAGACTATAACTGAGGGAGAAAACCTCTTTATCATCCAAGGTAAAAAAGGGGAAGGTGCCACTCAAACAGCTAAGATCTCTGGTCTTGCCGTTGACCCAACAAAAACATTTGGAAGCAACATCGCATATCATGTAAATAACCGTGGAGTTGGTGACGTTAAGGTAGAACTAGGGCTCTTGGATATTCCAGTAGCACTCTACGTTAAAGCTCTAGGTTACGAAAACGATGACGACATTCTTGATTTCGGAGCCGACACAGTTTCGAAAGACGTTGCGATCTTGCTTGAATCAAATACTGCAGATGGCGGTGGAGCATTCTACGGATTCTACAAAGGAAATCTTTCAATGGATGCAATCGATCTTAATACGATCAAAGATAAAGCTGAAGAGCTTGCTACTACAGATGTATCATTTGCAGCAGGCGCAAGTACTGACGAGCAAACTAAGAACAAGTACGGTACAATGTACTTTGGTAACGATGAAGCAAAAATCAAGAAATTGAAAGCAAAACTTGGTATGGCAGCAGCAGGATAATAATTGGGGCATTTAGCCCCTTTATTTATCTTTATATCGTTGTAAACCTTTACAATTATTGATATAATAAGTTGTGGAGGTTTTGTTATGAAAAATAAGAAAAATACAGTTTTAATAACATTAACAATTTTGATTACTCTAGTTTCCATTGTACTTGCCATTATGCTCGTGAATTCCAACAATCAACTTTCTAAGACACACAAGGAATTGGAGAACGTAAAGGAAGAGAAGGACAGAGCTGTCATGGTAAAAGATAAGCTCTCTACATACGTATCAAACGTAGATCACGATTTATTTCTGGAAGCAAATGATTTCGTTCTTGGAATGAATTCATTGACTAGCTACAAATTTGGTGACGGAGTTCTTTTCGACAAAACTCAAATTGCTGTCAGCGAACCGAAAAAACAAACTTCTGGAATGCTTGCGATGAACCATGACTCTAAAAGTTTCATCCCAGTAACGGCAACACTGACTATAAAAAATAACGACTCATCGAATATTGAATTCAATCCAGGTAAATTCCTTGCGAGTGATGACAAAGGCAATTATCTTGCTTATGATTCTGTTATGTCTAACGATGACACCGTTTCCGTTCAATCGGATAAAAGTGTCGTCATACAAGCCGGAAAAGAGGCAACCATAGCTATATTTTATGCGATGGATAATGACCATTCGGATAATGATGTTAATAAAATTGAATTTTTAAATAAAATTTGGACAAAATGAAATAAGCACCATTCGGTGCTTTTTTAATTATAGAAAGGCAAACAATGTCAAAAATTACATTTACCATGAAGAACGAAGCTGGAGAAGATGTACTTTACTCTAGTAAAGAAATTACTACTCGTGATTATCGTGATTACCTTGTACTAAACGATTCACTCACGTCAGATAAGACAGAAGTCGAAAAATTGGACCAACAATTAGGCTTCATTGCGTCACTATTTGAGAATGTGACAGTAGAGCAATTACTAGAACATACTGATTTTGCAAAAATCATCGAAGTGTTCACGGAAATTTATGCTCATCTTGTGGGTGATGTAGACCCAAAGGGGAAAAAGTAGATCCTAAAAACGCATTAAAACGTTTCTACAAATTCGTCAAGGAAGTTGCTGATGGACCATATAACATGAATGTCCATGATGTAATGGAATTAAGCTGGGAAGATCTGATCGGAATTATTGATCTTGATAAAGATCAAACCGAAAATGCGTCTTTAGATCTAGCTGACATTTTTGGAGAAATGGAAGCATAAAGCCTCTTTGGGCTTTTTTGTTTGTAAAAGGAGGAAAAATGGCAGGTGGAACGCCACTAGGACAAATGTATATCGAACTAGGGCTGGACGTGTCAAAGTTCAATCCTAGTCTAACAAGTGCAAAGAACGCTGTAAAGTATTTCCAAAATAATGTAAAAGCGCTCGATAGCACGTTGAAAAACAATGGTAAGAGTACAGAACTCCTCAAAGCAAAATACAAGTCTTTAGGACAAGCCATTGAAGCACAGAAAAAAGTACTCGATCAAATGAAGCAGAACTTCGACAAGCTCGATCCCGGATCTGCCAAATTTGACAAAGCTGCTGCTGATATTGAGCGAGAGAATGCGAAATTGTCAGCAATGGAAGGGCAACTGTACAAAGTTGAACAAGCATTGAAGGCTGTAGGCCGTGAAAATAGCTTTTCAGGCAAAATGGAAGCCCTTGGAAAGAATTTGGTTAAAAGTGGAGATCACATTCAAACATTCGGTAAGAAAGTTTCTGATTTTGGTGGGACATTGACAAAAGGTGTCAGCGCTCCATTGATTGCAAGTGCTGGATTTGCCTTAAAAGCTGCAATCGACTATGAAACGGCATTTGCAGGAGTCAAAAAGACTGTAGATGGAACACCGCAACAGTTTGATAAGCTATCTGCTAGTATTCGTGAGATGGCAAAAGAAATGCCATCAAGTGCAGTTGAAATTGCCAATGTTGCGGAAGCAGCTGGACAATTAGGGGTTCCAATTGGAGCAATCAAGGACTTTTCAAAGACCATGATCAATCTTGGTGTCTCTACCAACTTGAGTTCTGAAGAAGCAGCATCATCAATTGCTAAAATCGGAAATATCATGCAAGTTTCTGGAAAAGATCTGGGTACATGGTCTGCGCACTTTGGATCAGCGGTAGTAGATCTTGGTAACCATTTTGCAACAACAGAACGTGATATTGTCGAAATGACCAATCGTTTGGCGGCAGGCGGAAAGCTTGCTGGATTAACAACACCTGAAATTTTAGGGCTTGCCACTGCAATGAGCAGCGTAGGTATAGAAGCCGAAGCAGGTGGAACTGCGATGAACCAGACACTTACTGGTATCGGGAAAGCTGTTGCTGGAGTTGGCAAAGGAGCAAAAGAAAAACTTCAACTTATTGCAAGCACAGCAGGAATGACAGCAGAACAATTTTCTACTGCATGGAAGCAAAAACCAGCTGAAGCTTTGCAATCATTTATTAAAGGTCTCCAGAGAGCTCATGAAGAAGGCAAAAACATGGATGGTATCCTTGCTGAACTCGACATGTCTGGAATTCGTCAAGGGAACATGCTCAAGTCGCTAGCTTCTGCGTCTGACAAGATGGGAGAAGCTGTCCGTAGGTCAAATAGTGCGTGGAAAGAAAATACAGCTCTTACTACCGAAGCTCAAAAACGCTACGAAACAACAGAATCTCAATTGAAAATCTTCAAAAACCAAATCACAGACTTGGCAATTGAATTTGGAGGACCGCTTTTAAAAGCCATGAATTCAGGACTGCAAGCCGCAAAACCTTGGATTCAGAAATTAGCTGATATGGCTAAAGCATTTAGTGAAATGAGCGAGTCTCAACAACAGAATATTATCAAATGGGGATTACTTGCAGCAGGCGCAGGTCCAGCTTTATCAATTCTTGGTAAAGGTATCGGGGTGATCGGTGGTATCACTAAAGGCATCGGCTTCCTTACTCAAGGCATTGGAAAAGTCGGTGGAGGGCTATCTGTTTTAGGAAAGACCTTCGAATTGTTTAAGCAAGGGAATAGTCTTTCTTCTGCATTTAAAACAGCAACAAATGGTATCACTGCGACAAGCACGGCTGCAGAAGGTGCCGTAGCCTCAACTGGTTTATTAGCAAAAGGAATCGCACTGCTTGGAAACCCTGTCACCTGGGGAGTCCTAATAGGCGGTGTTGCTGTTGGTGTGATTGCTACAGTAGCAAAAGAAATGGCAGACGCAAACGAACGCACTCAAACGTGGGGTACAAGCGTAAGCAAGCTACAAGACCAAGAATTATCACGGTTAAAATCCAAAGTCGATGAAGTGCATCAAGCTACCGTAGGCTTTGGGCAAGGTGGCGCACAAGCGGTTGAAAATGTACGTAAGAGTGTGCAAGGGCTTGCCGATGATATCCAGAAAGCGATTGACAAAGACCTTGAGAAAACTCTTAAAGGGCTTGAAAAGGTTGGTGCGAATGAAACAATCCAAAAACGTGCTGTAGCGCAAGCAGAACAGCAAAAGAAAAACATCCAGTCGATGACAGATGAGATTGTACAGATTTATCAAAATGCATCTGACCAACACAGAAAGATTACTCGCGAAGAACAAGCGATTATTTCTGACTACGAAAATCAATTTATTGATAAGCAATTGTCATTGCAGAAGTATTCTGCCGATGAACGTACCGCAATTGTGAAAGCCATGAATGGCCAGATCAGTGATCTGAATGAAACGCAGTTACGTAAAGGTACAGGAGTCGTAGCTAAATGGCTCAAAGAGGAACAGAAACTCTACGATGAGCAAGTGACTGCATTGAAAGATGCTCACGAAAAGGGGATTTATAGCCAGTCCGAATACAACAAGGAAATGGAAAAACTAAATGCCCAACACAAGTCCAAGATGGAAGCATTTGGCCGTGAGTATGCTGCTCTTCAAAAGGAATGGAGTAAGAAAGTACCTCTTAATTTCGGTAACGACGAACAACGTAAGATGTATTTTGATCAGATGCGCAAGGATTGGGCAGAACTTGGACTTGACTATGATAAGATGATGGCCAAGGCAGACCAATTCGCCGACATCGTGGGTCGTTCGTCTGGTATGGTTGCTAAGAGCGTGCAAAATATGTCGCAGGAGACCAAAGATGCCAACAACATCTGGAATGGATTAGTATTTGATCCTAAGACTGGACAAGTCAAGACCAATGCGCAAGAGGAAGTAACTAAAGCGCTCCAAGCTGAAAATGGCTGGGAGAATATGCAGTTTATCCTCAAGCACGCAAACCTTGAGACTAACGCTAAGATGACGATCGGACAAGCACTGGTTGAGGTTGGCAAGTGGGATAGCTTAACCCCACAAGAGAAAGAGTTAGTAGTCGGTAACAACCAAGGTATGAAAGCCGTCCTTGACAGTAAAACATTGCTGGAACAGTACAACGCAATGCCAGCGGCAGTCAAGGAACTCTTGATGAAGAACACTGACTTTCTCTCATCTGGTGAACGTGCTACAGCAATCATCGAACGCTGGAACACACTCACACCAGAGCAGAAAGAACTCATCTTAAAGGATGCTGCGAGCGACAAGGCTGAACGTGTACGACTAGCAGTCGACTCACTAACTGGTATGGCCCACGTAGTTAATTTAGATGCAGAAGATAAGACCAAGAGCGCTATCGCTAGTGCGATGTCTAGCATCTTAACGTTACCAACTGACCACAAGACGGATTTGATTGCAACTCCAGACGGTGTTACCCTTGGAACTAACCAAGCTATGGGCGCTTTGGGATTGTATAACGGATTCGCAGTACCTACAAAACAATTTACTGCCGATGCAAGTAATGCAACTAACGCTGCTAACCAAGCAATTGCTAAACAGCAAGAGTGGAATAGTACACCTAGTCCAGTTAAACCGCAGTTGGGTGATCCAACTGGTGCGATAACTGCTGCACGGCAAGCTATTGAAAATCAAAACGCTTGGAATAGCACTCCAAGTCCTATCAAGGGCATCAATGCACAAGATAATACTGCAGGCCCTGTTTGGAGCGCTCAATCAAATATCAATAGCGTTCAAGGTAAGACAGTATACATTGATGTCGTAAGGCGGATGATTGGTGGAGCAGCAGCCGCGATTGGTTTTAAAGATGGTACAGACTACCACGAAGGCGGACTTGCAATGGTTAACGACCAGCGAAATGCAGTTTACAAGGAAATGGTAACATTACCAGACGGAAGCTCATTTATACCAGACGGACGAGATGTTGTCCTCAATCTGCCTCGTGGATCAAAAGTATTGCGAGCTGATAGAACTAAGCGACTGATGAAAAATCTTGGTTTCCCAAGATATGCAACAGGGGTCGGAATTCCTGAAGATGCCAAATTCTTGCGAGAAATGAAAAAAGCCAGCCAGCAATTTTTATTTAAAGAAACATCCACAGGAAATAGCTATACTGGTGAAAATATCGTTGATGAGATCGCAATTCTGAGAGCAAGTTTAGAAAAGATCCTTACTGCTATCCTTGAAAAACCGTCAGAAACCTATCTGGACGGTGATGTTTTAGCACAAAACAGCTATCAAAGATATTCTAAAATCATGGCTAGGGAGGGAATCTAATGTTTAACATGATTATAAATGGATTTGACACTGGATCAATCCCAAACTGCTATGTGACGGATTTCGGAGAAGACCAGACGGCCACACCAAGGGTCGAATCAAATACAATTTACGGAGCTAACGGAGATTACAATCTTTATGATGGAGCTTATGACGGGTACGATAAGACAGTAAGTCTATACGTTGTCAAAACAAGCGAAATCGAAATGATTGTCAATCAATTCAAACCAGAGGAAAATAAAATAGAGTTTAGTCATCGACCAGGCTCTATTTTTTATGCTGATTTTCAGAGCGCATCATTCAAACAAAACGGCTTGCATGCTTGGACTTTAGAAATCAAGTTAAAGATGCATCCATTCCGTTACTTAAATAATGACGCTGTAGTCACTTTGGCAGGTAACGGCACAGTAAACAATCCAGGAACAGTATATTCTGAGCCTGTCATCACAATTGAAGGCAATGGTGATGTCTCTCTAACCATCGGGAAGCAAACCATGCAACTTACGATTGATACAAAAGCAACAATTGATTGTCGCCATAAAAAACAAAATGTCTATGACAAAAATGGAAATCTGAAAAATACATTGAGAAAACGAGGTGGTTTCTTCGAAATCGCTCCAGGCACTTCTGGTATTGCAGTTTCAGGAACTGTTTTAAAAATCACAATCAAAGGGAACTGGAGGTATAAAGTATGATCTATCTGCAAGAGGGTAATTTCCCTCTTAATGAAGCTTATAGCTCCGAAATTGTCCAGGAAGCCAATAGCACCTATCAGCTTACCTTTAAATTCCCCACATCAGATCCAAAATGGGCATTGTTAACTCCAGAAACAGAATTGGTTGCTGATGACTTGCACGGAGAGCAGTACTTTACTATCTTTGAAGTCGAGAAGCAACACGGATATGTCACAGTATATGCCAATCAAGTAGCAACATTACTTAATGGATATTCCATCAACAAGATCAATGTCGATCGAGTGAATGGAGCAACTGTGATGAATGCGCTTGTTGCCGGATTTAAACGAGAAACACCATTCACATTTTTTTCCGATGTGATGTCAAAACACACCCTCAATCTTAAAGATATCTCAGCGATGGAAGCCTTGGCCAAAGACAAGCATTCCATCGTTGGGCAGTGGGGTGGAGACCTTGTCCGGGACAAGTACAGCGTCCGATTGCTAGAACATGGTGGAATCGAAAACGAATCATTATTTGCCTACAAGAAAAATATGAAGTCGTTCCAAGAAACAAAATCCACCAAAGAGTTGAGAACACGGATCCATTTTAAAAAGGTTATCGAAGCACATGAAGAAGGAAAGAAAGATCAAATCCTAACCGTAACCATTGATAGCCCATTGATCAATAAATACAAGCATATCTATGAAGCAGATATGGAAGTACAAGATCAGGATGTTGTGGATCAAAAAACGCTTGAGGAATATGGCAAGCGCTATTTTCATGAAACTCTGTGTGACATGATCGAAGAAAGCCTTGAGATCGATGTTGTAGGCCAAGCAGATCAACCAGTAAATATGTTTGATATCGTGAGCATCTTCCACGAGGGCTACGATGTCGATTTGCGAAAAAAGATCACGAAATACAAGTTTAATCCAATGAGCATCAAGCTTGTCAGCATCGGTTTCGGTGAAGTTGCCAGAACTTTAGCAGACTCTATTTCGGGAATGGTCAACGATTCCGTTGATAAGAAAATGAAGTCTTATGATGCTGAATACGAAGCGAAAGTGCAGAAGCTTGTAGATAATGCCAATGCTGAGTATGACAAGCAAGCAAAAGAGCTGGAACATAAAATCACAGATGGGATCGAACAAGCCAAAGCGCAAGCTGAAGTAGTCAAGCAAGAAATCTCAGCACAAGTCACTCAGAAGATCGCAGCAGCAAACCAAGCAAATAAAAATGAAATTGTAGAAGAGTTCAAAGCTCAATACAATGGCATTGAAGTGAAGATGCAAGGATTGAAAGCTACTACTGATCAATTGAAGACCAGCGATGCAGACATCCAGAGGTTGATCAATGATTTCAAAGCTCAAACACAAAGCCAATTTTCTGGCATTCAAGGTGCACAATCCAGATTTGAACAGACCACTGAAAAAGCTATTTCTGACCTAACCAATGTGACGACTGGTAAAGCAGATCGCTCCTATGTTGAACAGACAGTTAATGGTATCAAAGAAGAGTTCACCACAGTTGGAGTTAGTGGCGGCCCTAACATGCTCAGGAACTCAAGAGCAGATGAGGGACTGAAATATTGGACTGAAACAAATGGAAAGATGAGTTTTACAGCTCACACCTTTTATTTTAACGGCCAAAAGAGAATGTTTTCTTTAATACCAGGAGCAATTGTTCAAAGTCCACATTTTATCGTTAAACGTAACGCTGACTATATGCTCAACATGCTCGGTTTTGACGCTAATTCAAAGAGTTTTAAAGTTTATTTTTGCAAACGTAAAAAGGGAAGTACAGCGGATTTTGAAGGAAAACAATTAATTTTCGAAAAAAACGGAAGCCCGATTTTTGATAGCTCTATGGCTGTTAAAAAATCATTTAAGTTTAATGTAGGTGATTTTGACGATGGCTACTTGCAATTTGAATACGTTGGAAATGACAACGGCAGATGGGCCGGCCTATTTATGACAGAGCTTGACTTCTATGAGGGTACAAATGACCGCAAATGGCAACCATCCCCAGAAGATCAAAACTATTTGGTAGAGCAAGCACAGGCTACTTTTGAGAAGACAGTGGAAGGCCTAACCACTCAATTAACTAAATTAGAGACCAAGACAGGACCAAGCGGTGAACTTGAACAGCGCATGCTGACCTACTCTGAAAAGGCTGCTGTGGACGCTGTAAAAGCAACCAGACAGATTTTAGAACAAGGTTATGTTGCTAAATCGCAATACACTGAGGACGTAGCTGGAATCACAAGAAGGTTCGATGAAATTATTCAAGCCGGGGAAAACCTGCTTAAAAACAGCGGCAATCCTCAAAATGTGGATGGATGGGGGTATTATGATCCCGGACTGAGTCCAGTAGTAACGGTCTCAACTAATCCACTCTACTACAATGAATCCAGAAAACTCTTTAAGATTGAAAATGCAAGTGACACTACTAAATCAGCAGCATCCCAGCGCTTCAACATCAAGAGGAATACCACATACACAATTTCATTCGATGCAATTGGATCAGAAAATCTTAAAAATGCCACATTCTACTTTTTAGCAAGAAAGAAAGGTGAAACAGGGAACTTCTCAAAAGTATTCACGCTTGCTGATAAGATCGCTATCCCACAAGATAGAATCACACGCTACTATTTCACAGTCAATTCTGAGGAATATGATGAAGCATTTTTGCGATTTGACAACACTGGATCATCAAATGGACAGCCAGCAAGTCTCTATTTTGGGGATATTGATGTGTATGAAGGATCTATCAAGAGAGCCTACCAACCGCCAACAGATGATGGCTCATCCGTGATTGAAACTAAACTAGCTGAATACAAACAGACAGTAAATGGACAATTTACGACAATCACCAATCAAATGGGTGACATGCTGAGAAAAACGGATATCCAGATCACTCCTGGGCAGATTAGTTTTGGTGTTGGTAAGGAAATTAGTGGAAGAACCATCAGTTCCTTGCTAGTACAAGAGCCAGAATCCATTGCTTTAATTGCAAAATTGATTAAAGTAAAAGGGGACATGGTAGTTGATGGATCTATCACAAGTAGGCATCTGGCTTCTCGGAGCGTTCGGACAGGCCACATGGAATCTGGCTCAGTAACAACTCAGATTTTGGCTAGTAATGCGGTAACAGCGGATAAGCTACTAGTGGATTCAGCCATGATCAACAAGCTTGTATCGAATCAAGCATTTATCAGAGAGCTTACATCACAAAAAGCCTTTATCACACAACTTAATTCAGTTGCTGTGTCGGCTGAGAGAATCCAAGGTGGAAGGTTGCTATCTAATAATGGTGCGACTGATTTTAATTTAGATAACGGAAGTGTGAACTTTTATTCTAACCAAGGTTCCATCAGACGGATTGATGATACGACATCATCTCAGTTTATCAGACTGGAACAAGGATATTTTATAGCGGAACGTTTTGAAGATAGAAAGGCTGCTCGGATTGTCATAGGTACGAACCATGATAAGAAAGAGAGTGTAGAAAATGAAACATTTGCTGGCACTCGTCTGTGGTCGGGTAATGGTAACGGAGAAAAGGAATCATTCCACGAAACCGTTGCTGACCGTATCATATTTTACTCTAACGGGAAATATCGTAGTCCGTGGATGATCCACAATAACACGAGAGATGGATATACATTCTTTATGCCACTGAACGAAAATAGAGTAAAACATGTAATTGGTCGATCAGACAAAAGATTGCACGATATCCACACGAATGAAATCACCTTAAACGGGGTACGGCTCAAGATGATGATAAAAGATATCATGAATCGCATCGGTTATCGTGGTGTTGACAACTGGGCTGATCTCATTAATTAGGAGAAATCAATGAACGAAAACATCTTACTTTCAATGGTCGCTGAATTGAACAAACAATTGAGTGACAAGACGCTTGGTGAAATCGAGTTTAAGGCTCGTTTTACAGATTTGCAATCACAAGTAGCTCAACTTGCTCAAGAAGTTGAAAGCTATCGCTCTGTCCTAGAGTCTGATAAGGACTTGAAGGATCTTTTTGAAGAAATTAAAAATAAAAACGAGGTAACTAAATAATGGATTACAAAGTACAATTTAAATCATACGATGCAGTAGCTAACACCACCAAGGTAGCAATCAAGCAAGATTTTCCTTATCGAGTATTTGAGGAAATCTTGCCAACAAACCGCATGGCAGAAGATGATGTGACACTGGTTGAAGCAGTATTGAACATCGTGCGCATGGAGCTTGACACATCTGGCGCAGTCGTAGCAATCAAGAAAGAGTTAGATAAGTCTGTCGAAGCTAACAATGACGCTATTGCTAAAATCCAAGAGTTGACCAAAGATAACGAAGCCATGACACAGCAAATCCAAAGCGTCAAATCTGTGGCAGATTGGGCAGTCCTCGCTCGTGTAACAGATACAGACAATCCAATTGATCCAACTTTGTATGCTCGTGGATTGGAATTGGTAGAAACTGGCCAAACTGGCAAAGAATACAAGGCACACGACATCTTTGTTGTCAACAATCCAAACTATACTGCTAAATATGGCGAAGGCACTCGTGTGTTGGTACAAGTGAACTCAGACTTTACTTACAATGGCGAAAGCGTAGAAGAACTCGAAGGTAAATTGTCGCAAGATGGCAAGTTGGCAGTATGGAAATGGGAACTTCCAAAGGAAAACAAGCCAGCACAACCAAGCGGAGATCTTGAAACACAACCAGTGGCTGCAGCTACACCACAACCAGTACTTTAATTAGAGAGGGGCGTGATCTATGGTCCACTTTACACCAGAGGATATCAGTATGATGGCAGGTTTTGTTGGTATCCTCCTTGGAATTTATGGCAATTTTAAAGGAAGTGTCGTGGCGCAAGAAAAGCGCATGGTAGTCTTGGAAAAAGATATCGAAACTATGCGTGACTTTCGTTTAACTGCAGTTAGACGATTAGATAACCACGATGAACAGAATAAGTCTCTATTAATCCTCGCAGAGCAGGTCAAAGCCTTGAGCGAGGACATGAAAGAACTTAAAGCATTAATTCAAAACAAAAATAATTAATAAGAGGTAACACTATGAAAATCAACTGGAATGTACGTTTGAAAAATAAAAACTTTTGGCTTGCCCTTGTACCAGCCTTAGCCTTGCTATTCCAAGCATTCGCCGATATTTTTGGCATCAAATTGGAATTCGGGCAAACGATTGATAAAGTTCTTGTATTTATCAATGTGCTATTTGCCTTCCTTGTGCTTGTCGGGATTGTTAACGACCCAACTACCACAGGATTGAGTGATAGTACACGAGCATTAGGTTATGAAGAACCTAACCAAGATTAATATTTTCGTACTAGCGACTATCTTCTTTTGGATAGTCGCTTTTGATTTTAGAAAGGATTGAAAAAACATGAGTGTACAACAATCTATAGTTAACGGTTTTACAAGCCGTCGTGGGCTGATTACATATTCGATGTTAGGTTCTCGCAACGGTTCAGATGGGACAGGGGATTGCTCTGGTATCATGTCGCAAGTATTGAAAGAATCGGGTATCCCAATTCAAGGTTTGCCGTCAACAGTGACACTTGGACAGCAACTCGCAAATAACGGCTTCTATCGTGTGAGCCGTAACCAACCATGGGACGCTCAAATGGCCGATATTATTCTAATGTCATGGGGTGCTGATATGTCTTCATCTGGTGGCGCTGGTGGGCATGTCGGAGCGATGATCGATGATACATACTTCATTTCTTGCGACTATTCGACACAAGGAGCAGTCGGACAAGCTATCAATACCTATCCTTGGAACGACTACTACAGCTGGAATAAACCAGCTTATATCGAGGTTTGGCGATATGCTGATACGGCACCACAGACCAACAATCAAGCGAACACAGCCGTCCAACCGAAAGATAAGGCCTTTTACCAAGCAAACGAAGTTAAATACGTCAACGGTATCTGGCAGATCAAGTGTGATTACCTAGCACCAGTAGGCTTTGACTGGACCGAAAACGGTATTCCCGTGTCTTTGGTAAACTGGGTTGACAAGGATGGAAACAACTTGCCGGACGGTGCGGACAAAGACTTCAAAGCTGGAATGTTTTTCAGTTTTGAACTAGACGAAGCCCATATCACAGATACCGGCAAGGGCGGATATTATGGTGGTTACTATTGGCGCTTGTTTGAATTTGGCCAATTTGGACCAGTCTGGCTTTCGTGTTGGGACAAGGACGATTTGGTGAATTATTATAGCTGAGGTGGTGAATTATGCGCATTAATTCAACGAACCTAAAACAATTTGAAGGAGGGGCAGTCGTCAAGCAAGGCGACTCTGCCTCACTTTTTGGATATGAGCTACTGGACGAGCAAATGCGCCCTATTAGTGATCTAAACGGCAAAAATGCTACAATACGAATCTTTAATCAAAAAGGAAAGGCTACATTTGAGAGTACAGTAGATAATTCAAAAGTTACTTTTAAAATAAGCAAGCCCCTACCGATTGGATCTTATTTGGTAGAAGTCGTTTGTGACGGGTATATTTTCCCAAGTGACCGCTCGACACGTTTGGAAATCACACGTTCAGCAGACGAATTTACAAGCGTGGAAGTTCTTTCGCTTGTAAGAAACGATGTCAAGACTGAAATCGACAAGTACATTGCAGAACATCCAAATGGACCACAGACGGAAGAACTCCCAGATCTAACCGTACTATATAACCTAGCTAAAATTTAAAAGGAGAAATAAATGACTTTAAACACACAAAACCTCACACAATTTGCACAGGCCGTTGGTGCTGACGTAAAAGAAATCATGACCACGCTTGCTAATAAAGCTGACAAGTCTGAGCTTGGTCAAGGCGGGATCACACAACAACAATTGGAAACAGCAATTCAAGGGGTGAAAACCGCAATCCTTGGCGAGGGTGTGCCAGAAGAACTTGACACTCTCAAAGAAATCGCAGACCGTATTGCTAACGGTGCAGGATCAGCAGATCAGGCTATCGTGTCTAAAATGACAGAGCTTGGTCAAAAATTTACTGACTTGGAAAATACCGATTTTGCACAGATTTATAATACCGCTAAAAATACCCTCTAAGGAGGTGAAGCATGGATAAACTAAAACAAGTTATTCAGGCGATTGGGGTTGATATAGGTGTGCTTCAAGGACAACAGACTTCATTTTTATCAACCTCTAAAGCATACGAATTATTTCCAACCTATACAACCTTGCAATCCCAGATGGCCAATAACATCAAAGACAAGCACCTTGAATTGGGTCTGGATGCATTGATTGATACAAAATTGGCAAATGGCGGTGATCCATTCGTAACACGCTCTAAAATCCCGACAATCGACACAAGCCAACTGGCCAGCAAAAACGATCTTGAGGAATTAAAGCGTTCGGTAGGATCTGGTGGCAGTGCTGGAACGGAATTAAAAGGTCAAGGCTTCCCGTATAATCTAAACGCTGACATCGGTACAATTTATACTGATACCACGGCTAAAAACGGAGCGGTGAAGTGGATCAAGAAAGGCTCCGGAACCGGCTCTAACGCTTGGTCGGTCTTGTTTGGAGATGTCAAAATTAAACCAAGAAATATCAACTCAAATCAAACTAATGCGTATGTCGAGTTTAGACGTATAAACTCCACGGTTGAGATCGGCTTTGGTGGCCTCTCTTGGGGTTGGTTTGGAATCGTGAGACGAGGTGCGCCCAGCTACGTTCCACAAGGCTCTGACCGTGAGCGAAACGTGGTGATCTTAAACGTCGGTGGTATACCCGTCGGTTTTCGTGCGACTAACTCAAAACTGGGTATTATGACAAATGACAAAGGCAAGCGCCTTGGCACTTTCTATCTAGGTGGGCCGGGTGACGGCAACCAGCTACGCTTACAATTCGATGATCCAGTACCAACGGATAGGGATATCGGAGATTTGCGATTTACCGATATGTCGTATATCACAGATGATCCGTGGCCAGAAACTCTATAATACATAAGACACACACCCCCTCAATTCGAGGGGGCTTTTTTTATTGTGCTTATAACGGCAATTATTAAAATTGTCCGTTGTAACCTCAATCGAATGACTATGTTTTTTTGCTTCTCTGCTATAAGCAATGGGTCTTTACATCAAAAAAAGTGATGATTAAATAACCATCACTTTTTGTTTTTTAACTGATTGGCGTATTCTGTCATTTTAATTGCGTGTTTCAAACGCATATTCATAATATCAGAAATACCATTCTTATATTTGTCTACAGCTTGGGTGGATAATCCACAATTTTTACTAATAGAATAGGCTGTTGCATTTTCTAGCAGCCATTTAATAGCATTGATATCAACTAACATATTTACCTCACAAAAAACCAAATGATCACTACGATCAACAGAAGCCCTAAAATAAACTCAAGTTTTTCTCTAGCTGTGGTTTTTTTAACATTAAATTTTACTTTCATCACGATACCTGTTATAATTAAAGCAAGCCCCTATTAGGGGCGGATAGTGATTGCTCACTATCCGAATTCGATGTGCCACTCAATGCTTATGATGAACAAGTTGATTTTGACTACTAGCTTATTCGTCTTAGCTTTGATTGGCTTTTTTCTTCGCCTTAACATTTATTTTTCCTTTCTTTAGTTTCCTTGTCTAAGGTTTCCTCCTTAACCTTATGTATATATTATACAACTAAAGTTGTATTAAATCAAGAGATTTTACTAACTTTTTTTAAAAAAATAAAAGATTTTTTCCTATTAAATAGCTTCATTCTATATCTCTTTTATAATTAAGCTTGAACTTTCTTGGAACCTATGCTAAACTAGTAATACAAATGATGAGCCGTGAAAGTTTTAGAAGTCAGTACCTAAAACAGACCCTAAAACCTAAAAACAGCTATATAATTGAGTTTTAGAAACTCCCACCGGCTCCATATCT